CACCGCAGCATCCCCCGCAGCATCCACCGCAGCATCCACCGCAGCATCCACCGCAGCAGCCACCGCAGCATCATCAATATCACCTACTGCAAAAGCTTCGGCTACCTCTATTGCCTTCCGTGGTCTATCGTCGCTTGGATAATCCTTCTCATAGATCGGCAGCACTCGTCTGGCGCACTCGGCAGCGAACAATCGCGCAGAGCAGTCATCCCATGTCCATAGGTGCTTGGTCAATCGTGCTTCTCTAACGATGATCTTATTGCTCTCATCTATCCTATCACCGCGACACTCGGCAAGATAGATATTCGGTCCCAACCATTCTATCAGATCTTTCTCCCGGCAGAGGTGATACCCGTTTTGGCAGGGTATCAGGTTGCCCTGTATCGGCGGCATCCATTTACCGGGCCGATCATCGTCAGTCGGCAGATTCCACTCGCCAGTGCCACCATTGGCCGGTCGGTGATCTTCATTCAAAACCTTAAATAGACGTTCCATCTCTATCCTCGCTTAATCTATCCAGATCGGCCAGCAGCCTATCCAGATGTGGGTTGGGGTTGACTAACGGCTCTGATCTCAGGTAAGCAGCCATCTTGGCAAAAGCCTCCGTGCGCTCTCTTATACGATTCTCGCGTAACCGCTCTAATTCAGCATCCATCTATGAACTGGCCCATCCGAAGAAAAGCCATTCACCGTCTTGGATCTTAATACACCCGACTGGCCCCCACTTATCATCAATTCGGGGATCTCCATCAGAGATAAGCTCATCAGAATACTCCCCCGCCTCCCTTCCTTCTGGTAGGGGAATGATAATAAATCTATCTTTCTCTGCTATCGTGCCTGTATACCCGCTATGCCCATAATCGTAATATGCCTCCTCCTTGGCATTATTGAACGCTATCTGCACCGTCTTACCCTTGCCTATCGTTTCAAACGTTTCCGCGCCCATGATCTATCTCCTAATGGCCGAAAAACAGGACTTCCAACTCCTCGGGATCATCTTCCATCGCACTCAGTAGGGCAATAGCCCAATCAAAGCGGCGATAGCTCTCCTCCTCTGCTGCCTCTCGTAGAGCAGCCAATACCACACTGACCGGAACGGGCTTGGGCCTATCTCCATAAAAGTCCTCCGTTATATGAGTATTGCCGTCATGTCCGTAAAAATACCATACCTTCTTATTGTCGTAATTACCCCAATCGATATTCGTCACCGGGGAGTCGTGACCGCACTTGCACAGGTCAATCTCTGCAAAGACGTTAAAGTAGATTTCGGTGGTGTCATTCTCCTCAAACTCTACGGAAGTGGCCTTGCCAATGATAAGCTTCGTTTCGTATCCCATTCTCAACTCTCCTTGTGAAGTGCACGAAAGGCGGTTCCTCTACGTCTGAGCATCTTGCTTGCTTGGGCCTTGGGCAGTTTACGGTTACGGCAATCGTTGATATGCTTGATGATGGCCTTTTTGCGGATACCGACGTATCCAGCAACCTTACCAGCGAACTCAGCGACGGGTCGATTACCACGGGCAGTATTGCACTTGCGGCAACAGGTGACGAGGTTCTGAGGGCTGTTGTTACCGTCTTTGCTGCGCGGCTGGAGATGATCCAGGCTCAACTCAGCGCCATCCTCTACCGTCGATCCGCAATAAGCGCAAGAAAGGCCATCTCTGAGGTAAATTGCTAATCTGTGGTGGTCGCTGATCCATCGTGCCATTTGATCCTCTCCTTATTTAACCTACTTAAAAGATAATAAATAGATTTATATACAGCAAGGATTTTATTGGTAATCAATGGCTTTTTTAATTCTCGCAGCAAAAAACTCAGCCCATTGTGGTACAACACTATTACCTAATCCTCTAATTCTGTCCATCCTTCTCGGAATCCCATCATCCATTCTACCCATGTTGGGTTCCTGTAATAGCCAGGCTTCTCTTTTATTGCTCGTTTGCACCCGGCTCCATTCTTCATCATCGATGGACAAGATTGGTTCCCCTTTGTAGTCGGAGTAGGCAACCAAGCATATTCTTTTTCTAAGGTGTGGCGCTCCAACGGTTGCTGCTGATAACACCGTCCATTCTGCATCATACCCGATTTCGGCCAAGCCCCCAAGAATAGTTCCGAATCCCCGGTTAAGCAACGCTGATACGTTTTCCACAAGGATGAATCGTGGTCGTAGTAGGCGAATGATTCGGAGCATTTCAAACCACAGTTGCGATTTTTCACCATGAATACCTCTAGTTTTTCCAGCATTACTTATGTCTTGACATGGGAATCCACCGATCAATACATCAACTGGCTCTAAGGTGGCACATTTTATATCTGTATGGCAAGGTATCTCAGGCCAGTGTTTCCTCAAAATATTCTGACAAAACGGATCAATCTCACATTGCCATTTTATCTCAAATCCAGCTCTCTCAAAGCCAATATCCAAGCCACCAATACCTGAGAATAGAGATCCAACTGTATACATCACGACAAGATACCTGTTGTTTCATATTTTCTCATCACTACCTCAGCCGTTGCCTCATCCTTAAAGCCATCGCAAGCCATGCACAGGCGAGAATAATTACCTGTCTGAATATGGATGGCTACTATATAATATCTTCCGTTCTTTTCGTCCTGATCTACTCCGAGTAAAAAAAGGCGCTTGTCCATTGTATTCTCCTTGTGTGGTTGTTGTTAAACTCTACCCAAAATATATAACAATCAAGTTGAAATGTCAATAGTTATTTTAAGATATTCCACCGCTTATACTATTATAAGTAAACTAATGGGCGTATAGAGGAGATAGGCATGGGTAAGTCTTCAAGGTCTGCACTGCAAAAAGAGATCGGTGCTGGAGGGGTCGCTTTTTACAACGGGCAGATTGATAATGATGAGTTCAATAGCAAGCTGACCGGCACAGAAGGGACAGAGACGTATGATCGTATGCGCAGATCTGATGCACAAGTCGCTGCCCTCGTCAATGCCGTCCAGTTACCTGTAGAGAGTGCTGATTGGGATGTTGAACTACCCCAGGATGAGCGAGAGGCTGAGAAGATAACCGACGAGATGCTTGACTTCGCTCGGTATAACATGTTCACCCTCATAGACTACCAAGCCTTTCTCCGACATGCCACCTCATGCGTATGGCCTGGATTCAGCTTCTTTGAGATAGTATATGCCCTCAAGGAAGGGCGATTGGTATTTGGCAAGATAGCACCCCGCTTGGCTACCTCCCTATATAACTGGCTCACCGATGGCCGGGGCGACTTAGAAGGCATACAACAGCAGGTATGGCTGGATGGCGCTTATCAGTATCCCAAGATACCACGCGATAAGATAGCTCTCTTCACCTACAATAAAGAGGGCAATAACTACGAAGGGCAGAGCCTTCTCCGTCCAGTTTTCAAACATTTCTTCATAAAAGATGAGTTGTACCGCCTGGATGCCATTCGCTCTGAGCGATATGCTGTGGGCGTTCCCAAGTTCACCCTCCCTGAGAACTACGATGATGACCTGTTTGCCATGATGGAAGCCGCCGGGGCCGCATGGCGAGGTGCCGAGCAGTCTTTTATCATCCTCCCCAACGGCGCAGAGGTAGAGATATTACAGGTGGATGGGGGGCAAGCATTGGATCTGGTTCCCATGATAACCCACCATAACGAAGAGATAATGAAGGTGGGGCTGGCGCAGTTTATCAGCTTAGGTACGACACAAACGGGTAGCCGATCATTGGGCGAGGTTTTTACTGATTTCTTTTATGATGCTGAAGAGTCCTTTGCTGATATGATCGCCCGTAGCATAGAGAGGGAGGTATTATGGCCGCTCATGGATCTCAATTACCCCAACAAGCCACGCCCACGAATGGTCTACAAAGACCTAGGTGCTGTCGCCTTGGGCGAGATGGTAGAGACACTGGAGAAGGTTGGGGAGCGTTATATCAGGCCGAGTATCGACATTGAGAACGATATATTAGAGCGCCTGAACCTACCTGTGAGGGAAGATGACGAGGATTTTGAACCACCTGAAACGCCTCCTGAGCTACCGGAACAGGAGGAGATGGTACATCTACAGACAATTAGCGAGACAGAGATACCAGAAGAAGAAAAGGAGTTTTGGCGAGCATTAAGGCCAGTGGAGCGCCATGTAGCACTGAGACAAATAACCGGTGTGCTGGATGACTCACGCGATAAACTGATGCGAACGCTTATCTCCTCACGGGACGATTGGGCTGACCCCATAGCTCAACAGGTCAGAGAGAAGATGCCCGAAGGTCCGAAGGCATTGAATACTATTACCATCCCCGATGATACTATACCCGGTATCCAAGGGCGCGTGACTAATATCTTGGATTATGTATACGACTTTGGTGCAGAGCAAGTAGTCAAAGAGTTGGCATCACAAGCAGAGGAGATGCGCGAGGAGCTGCGGGATGATTCGATGGATGCCGATGATATATCTGAACTGATAGAGGCACGATCTGAGTTTATCACCACCCGCTTGAAGCGCAAGACAGAGGAAGCAGCCCGAGCGATTGCAGCGGGGATGTATCGCACCGTTGGCCCTGATGATTTTGATGAGGCCGATGTGATGCGGTTGATGGATGAGGTGTTCGATACGGTGGAACAGGAAGCCAAACTGACGGCTTCTTATTCAGTCTCCGAAGCATTGAACATGGGACGCGATGCCTCTGCCCAAGATCTCATTGAGCAGATAAGGGTTGCCGAGTATTCGGCCATCCTTGACCAGAATACATGCGAGAACTGCCAGCCTGTTGATGGGACGCAAACGTCCGTAGGCAGTCCAGCCTATTATGATCTGATGCCGCCCCTCAACAGCGCCAGAGCAGGTAGCTGCTTAGGTAAGGGTAGATGTCGCTGTATGTGGGTTTACATCCTCAAGCGCGAGCTACGGCTCACCTCTTGCGCCTATGAGCCTCCAATGGTGACGGCTGCTGATCTGGTTGAGTTAGCCCAACCCGATCCGGTCATGGTAGAGCATCTGGCAAGGGACTCCACGCCCATCCAAGCCTTTCTGTTCACCAAAGAAGAATACGCTCTTGATGAAGCAGTAGCATGGATACAAGAACACGACTACCACATGATGACCATAGAGGACGTAGGCGCAGCATGGCGCGTCCGTCAATTCCCCCGGCAAGAATGTGCTGAGGGATCATTCCACACTCTTAGCCTTGGGTCGGGCATCATAGCAAGCTATTGTCTCCGCATCCAAGATATTGGACCGGAGGCAGTTGAATGACGGCTATACAGATATTAGCCATCGTCCTACCTATTATGTTCAGCATCTTCGCATCAGCCTTCTTCATCGTCTTCAGGACGGGTAATATGATCGGACGCTTTCAGGCCGACATAAATTCTATAAAAGGTGACATCAAATCCTTGGAGGAGAATGCAGCCACCAAGGACGAGTTAAGTCTTGTACAGACCTCCACCTCTGATATGATTAAATCGCTGGTGGTGAGCATAGGTGATCGTATATCTGGCTTGGAGGATCAGATACGCAGCCTACATGGGCAATCAGTGTAATGGGTAAGAAGGCTTATACAGCTACGGGGAAGATCCAGAAGGCTCCTTATAGGGCAGGGGCGTATGTCCTTGGCAAAGATAGAAGCAATGAACCCCGTATCCTATCAATGGATGAGGACGACCGTCTTAACATAGGGCAGATGGATTTGTATGCGGTTTTTAATGATATGCTGACAGAGTTAAAGAAGATCAATCTACAACTAAGTCTAATGACAGACGTAGAATTAACCAATGAGGTTGAATAATGTCAGGAACGGTAATAGAAAGCGGATGGGGCCAGAATAACAAGCTGAAGATAAACGAAGAGGGTTGTGCTAGTGTTTGCGGCTATACTACACGGGTTATCCACCACGTATCTCAGGTAGAGCATCAAGCTTTCGTGGTGGGTATGCACCTTGCACAGGCAGCAGGTGGCACCACTGAGGGGTGCGGGTATATCAAGTATAATGGGGATGATGTTCTTATCATTGATCAGATACGCCTTTCTACTGAGGAGCCAACAGGAGGGCTAACAAAGTGGGGCTTATGGGTTAATCCTACAGTCTATACGGGGGGAGCAGCATCTACTCCGGTAAATCTATGGCTCCCGTCGTCTATTGAGTTAGATGCATCTTGTGTTCAAAACAACGACGGGACAGCACTGACGATTACTGGAGGGTCTTCTATGACAACTATAAGAGCAGAGGGGGGCGCGTCCATCTTAGTAGATACATTGGGGGCACTGGCTCTCGGCAAGAATGATATATTCGCTGTCATGGGAAACGCTGCAACTACCGGGACGAAAACACGTGCTTATGTATGGTGTTATATCCACAAGGGAGGCTGATAAGTGAATATCAATGATGGTGCATACGGCACCAATGATTCGGCGGGTGTGCGAGAAGGTAGGGTTGATGTTAACTCGCGCACATCCACCCGACAATATTATGTGAGCAGAGATAGAGCGAATGCTTTTAGTTTCACCACCTCTTATAACTGCACTGGATCACCAGCACAACCGTTCTATCTGAAGAATAAAAACACCGATTATGATCATATGACGGTTACGACCGTTAAGTTTTCTTCAGCTAAGGAGGGCTTTTTTGAGATATATGGGGCATCGGGGAACCCAACAGGAACAACTATCTCAGGTGCCAATTTAAACACCATGAGCAACCGAACAGCGTCAGTCACTTGTCTTGGTGGCGGCGTCTCTCAGCTGACGCTCAGTGGACGTTTTGCCATGGCAAGGACTCAGGCTTATGGCTTACAAACAATACTTCCTGCCGGTGCGTTGATTGGGCAGGAGATAGCCATAGCTGTTCAGTATACGGGTGGAAATGGTACTGTTGATGTTGAGGTAGCAGGGTATTGGGAAAATAAATGAGCCTTGCATTCCGTATACTCAATGGCTTGGGCCGTAAGAGGTATGCTGCTGTAGACGATCAAAACGCTTTGGTCGTTACTAATACCGCTTGTCCTCCGATGATTGAGCAGAAGAATATCATCTTCAGCCAGTATTTAACCAATAGTGGCAATGCAACGGGCGATAGTCAGATGTCTACAGCTACCACAGGCGAGTTTTTTATACCGTCCCATGTGGAGCGTGATAGGTATATTACACAGATTAGCTTTGCTATCATAGATGCGGGGGCTGGCCTTAATGAATTTGGTAATATTGCTGCTCTGACCAATGGGTGTAGGTTTTACTATACCAGGGGTGGAGGACAAGAGGTAGATATAAAAGATGGCTTGAAGTCTAATTGGGATTTTGTGAGGATGTGCCGCCTCAATCCAGCCTGGGGCGATGCGGGAACAGCTTTTATAGCTCAGAATGTTACGGGGGCCAGTGAAGCCTTTGCGCCCGTGATGAACTTTCTGGATATACTACCACCCTACGGGCTTAAGCTGGATAAAGGATCAGAGCAGAAGTTAGCTTTGGAAGTGCGGGATGATACCAGTGGCGTGGACGGGTTTGACGCTATTGGTTATGGCTTTGAGCGTTTTGAGTAGTTATCATCTAACCAAAGCTGAATCTTAACAGCACCATATATAAAAGCGGCTATCAAAATAACGGTAGCCGCTGTTTCTATGTATTCCATATTATTTTTCTGAGGAGGGAGGGAATCGAACCCCCAATGGCCTTTCGGCATCAGGTTTACAGCCTGATCGCTTCACCCAATTTGCATACCTCCCCGTTATACGTATAACGGTTAGAGTTCAAGGTAATCCCGATAGTTATAATATAACTCGCCACACTTACGACACTGCATATCGGGACCACCGGCAATCTGAGGATAAACAGCGATCCATTCATGTTCACAGTCCTTGCTTGGTGGGCAAGAATCGCACTTTACAATATACGGCGCATGAACCGTCTTGCATACAGGACAGATCCATCCTTCATTCATCTTCGTCTCCATTGAAGAATTCTATAGCATCACTGAACATATAACCGCCATGTATTTCTATCTTAATACTTTCACCTGCTTTTATATCACGCATGGCTCGGCCTATCGGCAAATCTCCTGGCTGATATGGTCGTATTCTATATTTAGATTTCCATTTTGTATCTTCGATATCTATGACCATCCCGCCAAAGTCCGTTTTAACTTCCGTCCGCATATCAATCTCCTATAATAACTGACCAGTAAGCTACCAAGATAAACAGGAACAACTTATTACCCTCCCATTCATAATAATCATACATAGCTAATACCCACTGCCATATCCTACCATCATCAAACACAGATCCCTTCATTGTATCCAGCAGATACAATATCCTATACCCATCATTAAGCCAATTGATTGTTTTTATATCACCGGCAATAATATCTATTCGCTGATCTTCTGGATAGATACTATATACTTCCTCAATCTCTCTTATGCCCCGTTGATCGCGCTTCATGGGATAATCAGTCCAATCAGCAAAAACAGGCGCGGCGATGAGCAATAGAATAGGTATAAGTTTCATATCAAGTTGTCCTGATTAAACTCAATCAATACTACCTCAATGCGCGGATGCTTCTTATCTACTAAAAAGGCATGTTCAAAATTAGCTATCTCGCCCCATCCATCGTTCCTTATGATCCCTGCTTTTTGGAGCGAATCCTCAATGAGTTTTTGCCCCATGCTGCTAATATTAGACTTATCTGTCCTTTTATCCTTACAATACCACGTATACTCCATATGAATAGGATAAGAGCCGACTGGTTTTACCTCAGACCTCTTTATCCATGCTTTAATAGCTTGCTCAGTCTTTTTCTTCAACTTGGCACCAGCATACTTATTAGATCGCTCAGTATTGATATACTCGTTGAGCGTCGGTAGGCTGCCTTCAATTACTAATGTTTGGTATCGCATTCTATCGGCCAGTTGGTTAATTCCTCTGTGAGTATCCTATTGCGCTCCTTCAGTTTCTCTACCTCAAACTGTAAGGACTGTATCTCGGCATCCTGTTGTGCAGAACGTCTATCACACCACCAAAGATACGTTAGTAATCCATCTTTACTCTTCGGTAGCGTCATTCCCAATCCTCCTGAAATAACAATCCCTTGCCATGCTGATAGATATACAAGATCCCAACTCGCCTATCTTCTCCCATCGCAGCTCAGGCACCCAATCGGCATCCTCATAGTCATACTGCTCAAAATGACAATCATCCTCAAAGATATTTATATCACCACTCGGATCAATGGCTATCACATCGGCCCACTCAGGTATCATATCACATCTCCAGTTCTATGTCAGGTAGAATGATCTGGACGCATAGACGAGTACCATCCAGTTGAGTATCAGGACCAAGACGTTTTTCTCTAATTAGGTTCAGGCGCATCTCCTCCAGTTTGCCGGGCTGCCATATCGCTATATTGCCTTGCGGTCCACCATCAAAGAACCCGACCTCATTGACAATACGTAGATACCCATTAAGCTGAATAACAAAATCGCTCATTCAGTCACTTCCCACACCGTCCTACCCTCGGCTGTCCAGCGTCGAAAATTGATAGATCGTTGACGATTATGGGATAAAGGCACATTGAATCGCACCTCTGACTGTTCAGGCACACTGCCCAACAGATTGCCCATCTGTGATTCTGTCAACATCTTACCATTCTTCAGCCGCAGCAATTCATCTCTTTTATTCATTCTATCCTCCCATTAATCTCCCTTTCAGTTATGATGTTATATAGTCTACGGGCAAAAAACTCAGCCCATTGCGGAACAACACTATTACCTAACCCTCTAATTCTGTCCACCCTTTTGGGTATCCCATAAGCCACTCTACCCATGCTGGGTTTACTCCAAAAGTTAGACAATCCCAATTGTTCTTCCTTCTCCATTCTTTGGCTGAAATATGGTCCCACTGTGGATCTGTTGGGATCTTCCCTTGGGATTCCAATGGGCTTCTCCCTTTGAGCATCTTTCGTCCCTCTATCTCTGTGATGACCCCCTTTTTTATCATTGCCCTCAATATCCTCACGTTGCCCTCGCAAGGTCTGTCTGTGGAGACAGTTGGGGTAGGCCATAATTGCCACTCGTTTTCGCAACTGTGGAGATCCAACTGAGGAAGCTGATAGTGTGTACCACTCCGCATCATACCCGATGTTGGCAAGGTTTTCGAGGACAGTGGATAATCCTCTCCGAATAAGTCCAGGGACGTTTTCAATGAAGATCCACCTCGGATGAATTGTTTTTATAATTCTGAAAAATTCAGACCAGATTTTCGACTTAGGGCCAGTGATCCCTCTTTTTCTCCCAGCAATAGATACGTCCTGACATGGGAATCCACCGATCAATACATCTACCGGCTCTATGTTATCAATATTCATTTTTGTTACATCATCATGGCAAGGTATCTCAGGCCAGTGTTTCCTCAAAACATTCTGACAAAACGGATCAATCTCACATTGCCATTTTATCTCAAAGCCAGCCCTCTCAAAGCCAAGATCCAAGCCGCCAATACCTGAGAATAGAGATCCAACTGTATACATTTTATATCTCCCTCTCAGTTATTATATACGCTACTCCGTGATCAAATCGTGTCTTAACTAATTTGTCTACTATAAATACTCTTGTTGGATCTTTAAGCAATTGTCGCCATATCCCATCCCGCTCAGGCTCAGTAAAGGTTATCTTGGTGCGCTCTATGATATGGCGTTCAACTAACACGTATCTCCCGCTTGAATATCCTTCGTGTAGATTTATTAGCTATCCGTTTACCTATGCGCCTGAGATGCTTGGCCCATTGCCGCGCCTTATTGCTGATGGGGTATGTTTTCTTCATCTACAATCTCTATCAATCAATACCATCCCATCCTCACTATATCCACCTGTCCAGCCGCGATTCTTGTATATACTATTCTCATGAACCGTATCATCTTTATCATAACATAGTGAATATAGAGGCGTTCCGTCGCAATCCCTACTGTGTGATACCACAAAGAGCCTTGCACCGCTTTCTATTTCAACCAGGCTCCCAATAGGAAAGGTATGTTTCAGCGCATTGTTTCCTTCCCGATACGTTTCCCCTGTATCTGGATTTTTAAGATCAGCTACATTCATCATACCAATCCTCCTCTGGGAATCGCAAGTAACAATCATCACATTCACCCGACATATCCCATGACTCGCTATATTCTGCTGCATAAACAGGACGCTGGCAGTTGCCACAGAATCCCATTACTGGCCCAAGTAAATCCGTCATATCAGCATCGGTTAGATCGAGTTCTATAGTATCAGTCATTGACTAATCCTTATTTTCCTCATCATGTATTTCATTAATCAGCTTCAATACTTCTGATCTCTTTATATATTCAGTTGATGAGTCTCCCTTTTCCATCCACTCGTACGATATATCTTCGCCATCCATGTTCTTTATTTGGTGCCAGATATAATCAAGCAATTCCAGGTCTGTCTTCATCTTTAGCTATACTCCCGTTAAGGTGCTTTGCCATGAATTCCTGTATGGCTTGCTCTACGATATCCCTTTTACACATTCTCAATTTCCACTTCAGTTCCTCTATCCCACTATGGGTTGATTCTTTCGTGAACTTATAGCTTGTCAATTTTGTCCCAGGGGGCATATAAACTCCTTTCTTATATTTACTAATATATGCGGCGTATATTGTCCTGTCAAGCTATAAGGTGTAATCAAAATATATTCAAGCTACTTAAGGGAGCGTCAAGGGCAGACTCTGTTGAAATGTTTTTTCAATCTTGTTCTTCTTCTTGAGATTATCCACTGCCCACAGAGGCCTCAAGTTTTTCAATGCCCAAGCCTCTTGAAAGTGTAGATCCTCAGATTTTGAAAAAGAAAAGGCTGTGATTGGGATGATGTGATCTATGTGCCACTCGCCCATATTATCCCATGACATCCCTGGCTGAAATTGTTTTGATAAGTGCTTCATGAGATCGCCAAGCGTATAATCCACGAGGGATTCCCAATGTCGGCCAGCCTTGTTCTCTTTAATGCTTTTATAGATACCAACTCTGACACGGGCAGATATCTTATGTCTCGGATCGTTAGCATACTTATCTGTCATACTCTTTTTGTTTTTTTCGTGGTTGGCATAATACCAATCTAATTTTTGCTTCCTATACTTATCTGGATTGGCAGCATATGCCGCTTTTCTCTCCTCCGACATTTTTTTGCTATTCTCGCTCCACCATTTCCTCCTTTCTGGTAGTCGTTCTTCTTTAGTCCGGTCACGATACGCCTTGAACTTAATCAGGTTCGCCTCCCTGTTTTTCTCGTAATATTTTCTATGCGCTGCCATGCACTTGTCTTTATTAGCCCAATAATAAGCCTTAGACCGCACCTTTATTTTTTCCTTGTTTTTCTGGTAATGATCAGCAGAAGCCCGTTTCTCTTTCTCCTTTCTTTTCAATTTCCTCTTTTCTTGGCAATCTTTGCATCTCCATAAGTATCCATCTTTCCCATATTGGTTTTCCTCAAAACAGGTATAATTTTTAGTTATACCACACTCGGCACACTGTTTCATTTTACTTCTCCTTCTATAACTTCCCGCGCTTTGATGAAATCCTCCAATGCGATTCGGACTATGACCTGTTTGGGCTTTCGGAGTTCCCATTTAAGTGTTTCAAGCTCCTCAAGCAGATCCATAGGTAGCTGGAACGTCACCATCTTCATTCTTTCTTTCATAGCATCCTCCTTTATTGGTTGTATTAAATATAAATAAAATTAAGAATAAGTCAAGCCAACATAATAAAATAATCCACCGCTTATATAAGGTATAAGCAAGATCAATAGACCATATAAAATAGCAAGGAAAGCCATGTCGCTTACAGCAGAGCGCCTTTTTCTCGTCCACCTATTGACTGAAAATGCCACACTGGAGCCTAACGGCAAGCCCGTTGAGATCATTTATGCGGGTGAGTTTGAGTTAAGAGATCGAGGGCGCGTCCTTGAGCTTACTGAAGAAAACATTGACTCGATGGTTGATGCTTTTAACAAGTTTAACGAGTCGGGACGTATCCCGTTCAATGTCAACCATAGCGGCGGTTCTACGACTTTAGAAGCAGGTAGAGCCGTAGGATACTTGACGGGGTTATTCACCAAGCGGGACGAAGAGACAGGTCGCTATTCGCTCTATGGCGCACCGCACTGGCTACAGGATACTAAAGAAGTACTGGCCGAGATGCACTTTCGTTTTTTGAGCGCAGAGATTGTATTCGGAGATAGCCATCCTGTTACCAAGGAAGAGATTCCATTTCACTTGGTCGGATGTGCCATTTGTACGTCCCCGGCGATTCCAGACCTTGAGCCTATATCACTAACAGCAAGGAATGACATGGCACTGAAGAAAGAAATAACTATCGCCAGCTTTGCCAAATCTCTTGAGATCCTCAAGATCAACGGCTCCATCCTTGAACATGCTCAAAACGTAGCTGAGGCATTTTTCAAGACGTTCATGGATACCAACAACGAGAGCTATTGGCCGAAGGATTGTTTTGAGGAGTTCATCATTGTTGAGGTTCAGTCCGAGAATTCGACCAATCTATATCGTGTGGACTATACCGCCACCGATGAGGCCATCACCTTTGCCGATAGAGAAAGCTGGCAAGCAGTTGAACAACAGTATGTCCCACTGAACAGGCAGACGGCACCGGAGGACGGTGGGTCGGGCGTAGAGCCGTCTGCCATGAATAATACCACCGCTCATATTACTATGAGCACTACTAACCAAGCCGCCGAGAGCGGCAAAAAGGAGAGATCCATAATGGATGAGAAGTTGAGGGAACTCCTGGGACTTGACGCCGAAGCAAGCGTTGAAGATGCCGTGGCGGCTCTCTTGGCGACTGTGGAAGAGGTCCGAGGGCAGAACGAAGCCCTTATGATCGAAAAAGCAGAGGCCGAGCAGAAAGTTGTTGACGCCGAGACCGAAGCCGCAAAGGTGGAAGAGGCAGAAACTACGCTTACTGAGACAAGAGGACAGATTGAGACTCTTACTGTCGAACTTCAGGAGACGAAGGGCGAAGCGGAGACGTTGGCTACGCGTGTGGCTGAACTGGAGGCTGAGACGCTTTCCAGGGAGGCAGAGGATCGCGTTGAGCTGGCACTACGCCAGGGTCGTATCACCCCTGCACAGCTGGATGATCAGGAGGGTTGGTTGCGCGGCTTGGCTCTGACGAGTCCTACCGAGTTTGATAAGTATATGAACATTCTTCCCGCTAACGAAGATCAGTTTATTGAGGTGGGTAAGGATGGCGAAGAGAAGCCTCCGGTTTCTGAAGATGCTCTTTTTGAAGCCACGGATGCGAGAATGAAAGAAACGGGAGAGGATTGGCCCACTGCTCACAAGGCGGTGCTGGCTGCTAATCCCAAGTTTACCAAAGTCATTACAGGATAAAGGAGATACTAATGGCTGCACCCAGTGGTGCGTATGAAAACGTGTTGCTTGCTAAGTCGATGACGGTTTCGGGGAATGATCTGTCTGCATCCACCGACATCCACATCTTCTGTAAGTTGGGCGACGCAGAGAATGATACTGTTCCGGCTGCGTCGGGCGATTTGCCTATTGGCATCTCTCTCGGAACGGGGTCGGATGGACAAGATATTAATGTCGCGCTGGTAGGCATCAGTAAGATTCGCCTTGCCGGTACTGTCAAGCGGGGTAATCCCCTCAAGCCGACCTCGGGAACAAACGATGGTCGAGCGGTCAAGACCACTCATATTGGAGCGCATGGTGCTATCGCTATGCAAGACGGTGCGTCGGGTGAAGTTATCGCTTGCTTGATCACTCAGGGCTTCGGGACCTAAGGAGATAATATAATGCCTGGACAGCCGCAACTTTCGAGCACGTATATCCAGAAGGCGATTGACGATGCTGCCATCGCCTATGGTAATTCCGCATATATCCTTGACCAGATCGCACCTATCGTAGATGTTGATCAGCGCCAAGGTAAGTATTTCACTTTTGACCGTGGGGAATCGGTTCAGGATGCCGCCTCTCCCAATCGCCAGCCGAGTTCTGATGCGCCGCGTGGTGGGTATACCATTGGCAATGAGTCGTATGACTGCAAGGAGATGGCTTTCGCCCATGAGATCCCCGATGAAATCGCTGCACAGGCCGATCCGGCTATCCAGCCGTTTAGACGGGGCATTGACTTCTGTATGGAGAAGGCTCTGTTGCGTCGTGAGCGATTGGCTGCGGCCACCTTCTTCGCCGCCTCTGTTTGGGGGACCGATGCATCCGTTTCCGACACTTGGGATGATTATGTCGACAGCGATCCTGCTGATGATGTAAACACGGGTAAAACCACCATCGTAAAAGATACGGGCTTTGATCCCAACGTGCTGGTGATGGGACGCGAGGTATGGGATAAGCTGATCCTCCATCCCGATGTCCTTGATCGTATCAAGTATACCAAAGCAGCTACGCAGGATGAGGTTGCTGGTATGCTGGCCGCATGGCTGGGTCTGGAGCGCGTCGTTGTGGGTAGTGCTTCCTACAATGCCGCTGCTGAAGGAGCTACCGTTGATCGTCAGTTCATCTGGGGTAAAGATGCTGTTCTTCTGTATGTCCCGGCGGCTCCCGCCAAGGATGTGCCGAGTGCCGCTTATACCTTCCAGTTGGCTGGTATCGAAACGCGCCAGTGGCGTGAAGAGTCTCCAAAGCAGAGCGTCGTTGAGGCGTCTATCTGCGCTGATCCAGTTGTCACCGCTTCCAAGGCTGGCTATCGGTTCGCATCTGTCGTGGCTTAAGGAGGGATTATAATGGCAAGACCGACGATTAATCCCAGAGGTACTAATCTCGCTGGTGCGTATATTGACGGCCAGATCCGTGGTCCGGCACTCGGAACTAACTCGGTGGGACTGACACAGGTGCCTACGGTGCTGGAGCGGAGTATTTCTATTGCTTCCGTTGGTGTCACTCCCGCCACGGGCCATGCGCCCGTTGTGTTCCGCGCCCCGGCTTCGGGTGCAACGGTTACAGCAGTGTATATTAACCCCGGCTCTGTACAGAATCACGCTGCCAACGAGGCTGACGTTTGGACCTTTCGAGTGAAGAATACCACCACAGGCAATAATCTAAATGCCCTTGGTGCCAGCTTGAGTAATACCACGCTGGCCGCAACGGCATGGAAGTCTATTCCGGTGGACAACGGCAATTCGACAGTCCTATCCGGCCATACTCTTAGTCTGTCTATGGGTATTTCCGGTAGCCCTGCCGCTTTGCAGAATCCGGTATGTTTGGTCGAGTGGGTGCCTTATAGCAACGCATAAATTCATTAGGTGGTATCTTTCAGGGGGGAGATACCACCTAATGACTTTTTAATGGAGATCCCCCATGCCTGAGATTATACTTACTGAAGATCTGAACAAGAAGAAAGATTTGCTGCGAGGTAAGAAGCGCGATTGGCCACGCTCCACCATCTCACAGGTATCTGCCTCTTTGGGTAGGACCGATTGGTATGAGATGGCTGAAGCGGTAGAGGAGCGACAGGCGCAGCGGTCTGTCAAGCGTAAACGTAAGGAGGAATAATGGCTGCTGATCGGACGGGCTTCGTTTTCACCAATGCGAATACGATGGCGGCTACAAATAATGCCCTTATGTTTGGCGTTTGTCTCTCGTCTAATATTGCCAATGCCAGCTTGACCATTTATAATGTCGATAGCTCTGCGGCTCCCAACTTCACCGATAGGGTATTGGTATTGCAGATGGGTGCTGCCACCGGGACGATGCCTTTTTTTCCTCCGGTTCCAGCTTATTGCGAGAATGGGCTTTACTGTTCTCTGAGTTCGGGTGCGGTAGCTACGGTTTTCTTTACCAATAAGACATAATATACATAGTTTTTCTTACAAAGTAATAGCGGGTAGACTGATAATCTACCCGCTATTATTATTGTTATGGCTTAGAGTTTATTTAATACTCTCCCTCAGTTTTTTTAGCCACTCATTTCTCATCTCTACCCTATCTACCTCCTTCTCATATTCATCAGCATAACGCTGAACGCTGTCCTTAGCTTCTTTTAGATCATCAATATAAAATAGGATAGGAGCTTTGGCTGTAAGCGCATCAATATCTCTGCGAATCCAGCTTACATCGTGCCTGGATATATCTAACTGGTCCAGCATGAACTCTTTCAGCCCCACATGATCTGGCGATGGCGGAGTCCACATCGCTGCTTGGTCCCGCATCTGCGCCAGCGCATCATTCTCCTCTATCTCCTTCTGTAGCCACTTGACACGCTCGGCTATTCTCCGCGCCCTTTCATCCTCTCCATACTCCATCTGTTCATCTGGTGACATACCCTCCAATTTTTCTAATGTGGCCTTCGCCTCCATCTCCTTTTCAACATAAAACTGGCTTGGTTCAAATCGCTCTGGTATGGGAGCATTGGGTTCATCTCTGAGCATAACACAAGCCCCGAAATTTCTGGCACAATCCAGAATGAACTCTTCAAAAGACTGTCCCTCTTCCATCAGCTTCGCGGTGTATCCAGTAGGCATTTAGCCCTCCTTTGTTATACGTCTAACAGCATTTATATAGCCTTAGCGTCTAACGGCATTAACGAATTGGAACACTCCTGACAAATCAAAACACCCTCACGGTCATCCTTGTCAATACGAAAGAAGGTCATGAGGGCTAAATACCCATCCTCTGCTATAGGATAACCTCCTCTATACCAAAACGAAGACCAATATCCATCGGGGCTTTCGCCGCATTGCTCGTTACATATCTCACATTTAACAGGGGCATCATATAGCCGCGCCTCCTGAAGTGTACTCCATCTCTCAGTCCTTAGCAATTGAGCCATCCTACATCTCATCCTCTACGGCTTCAGCCCATTGCGGATAAGCATCAGCCATATCATCCATTTTCAGAGCGTTGAATTCATCCAAATCAGCTACCACGCGAAACCTTTTCACCCTGCATTTGTGATTCTCTGGCGTTCCGGCAACGATGGCTTCATCCAGCCAATAGGCCACAAGGATAGGATCATCCCCGACATCCCATTCGGTATCGGCTACATACAAGCCGGGATGACATTCAGTTGTGGTACATGACGAGAAAACGGGGGCTGTATAGACCTTTCCATTCTCATAGACCGCATTCCCCACATACTGGCTTTTGCGGGATCGCCTACCCATTACAAGGGTACGGTCGTCTACTTGGCGCATGATGTATTTTTGGACTTTGACCCATTCGTAGGGCGTCTGGATAGGTTGGAGAATTGTCCCGCTCAGGTCGGCACCGCTCAGGTCGGCACCGCTCAGGTCGGCACCGCTCAGGACGGCATCGCTCAGGTCGGCACCGCTCAGGTCGGCACCGCTCAGGTCGGCACCGCTCAGGACGGCACCGCTCAGGTCGGC